TGATTCAGTACTTGAACCGGTTTCTTTCCCTGGAGGCGCGAAACTTCCGTCATGTAATGCTGTACCGTTTTCTGTAGGCGCGTATCCATACGTTCAGAAATAGCGGACGTACCGAGTTTTTGCGAATAATGTCGTCGTAAAAATACGACGATATTTTGATAATTTTGCCCGTTTAGAAATGCGAGCGTCGGGGTTTTCGTAGCCATCCTTCTACTGGGCTCGTTTGTAATTTTTATCGTTAAACGCCCCTTGTCTAAATACAAAACGCCGATAGTGATTTGTCTAAAGCGAGTTTCCGGGGCTTTTCCTCAGCGAATAATATATCACGAAAAGCGTTGACTACATCGTCATCTTCCACGTGGTTACAAATTACCGAAAACGATTTTCCTTTCAGCAAACAGACAATCACAATCAAACAGTACATACCGCATTCAGATTCCTTTCGCTGGTGACGAATATCGTTATAGTAAATCGTATCGCAACCTTGTTCTTTACAGCGTTTTAATAGTCGTACAATTTCGCGTTCTGGTTTATATCCATAGGAATCAAAATAATATGCGGTTTTACGGCCACTATCAATGAATGCACAGACCCAATGCGATCCCGGTTCGTCGTGTTTATCTAAATTGAATACAATTCCGATTTTTGTAATACCTTTTTCAGATAAAGCCTTCAAATCTAAATTACACAGTTCGTCAACAATACACGCACCGAATTTATCTTTTTCGTCAAAATCTATGGGAACGGGTCCGATAAATTGAAAACTCGGATCCGCTGTTTCGTATTGTGAAATAACATCTTCAATATGCGTACTGTCTAACCAATCACGGGGCTTTTTATCCCACGCACGAGGTTTCTCAGGACGAAAGAAGGTTAGAAGCGGTGCCTTTTCCGCGGCATTAAGACCCGGCATCTTTTTCAAAGCGCAGAATTCAGTCGTACATTTGTAATGTTCCTTCATCGCGTGACGTATCTTTTGCCATAATGTTGTTCCGGGTACCTCTTTACTACCTGCGCCGTCAACTGCTTTTCCATTTTTACGGGTTTTACGGGATGCAGACATTGTTATTTTTTCCTTAGGATGTGTCTTATTCCAGGCACGTTGGAGGCGAACCATTGCCGGTTGTGGCAAACAGTTCTCTCCCGGCTGACGCTTTAAAGCTGGAGCACATTGAAAACTCGTGTCTTCCATCTTATTATGTAGCAAGAAATTAATCGCACGAATCAATAGAGTTCTTATGGAGTTTGAATTAAAAGATACATATTTCCGACGTTTTTTAGTACCCATAATTATTACTTTTTTAATATTGTGGGGAATTGTGGTCATCATAACAAATGTACCGGCCACTGAAATGAACACCGGACCAATGATAGGCGGAGCAATTAAATCGGCAATGAAAAACTTCTTTCGTCGCCCTATTTAAGATAGACGATGAACTGGCCTTATTATATTAGCATTGCGATATGCTTGGTTCTTCTCATAGCCGATATTGTTATGTTCGCTACACTTATCCCGAAGGATTCCTCGCAGAACACGAAACTTCTAACAATTGTTAGTGTATTCAGTTTCGCTGTGAGTCTTGTATCCTATGCCCTGGCGCAATACAACTTCGCAAATAATCCGAATTATTTAATTCAATTTATATTAGCACTTGTTATGCTCGTTATTTTACCCGCCTCGCTCGTATCGGTGAGTATTAGCACGATTGCGGTCAGTAACTTACGCGATACGCTGGCTGCCGCGCAATAACTCGTCTCCTGAAGTATACGAAAAAACAGATAGTATTCGCATAAATAGTTATGCGAATACTATTGCGGCGACTAGTAGCAATTTGTTCGCGGGTCTAAAAAAAGGGGTTTAAAAGGGGGGAGATATCCCCCCTTAGATGGAACGTTTAGATATTCCGTGGCTGTGTATGGGACCCAGCGGGAGCGGAAAATTAACGCAGTTACGAAAATGGATTGAAGCCGCACATCATGATGTACTGAAATTACCGTTGGAAGTCCGGAATTTTACGATTGGTGATGGATACGAAGCGAAAGTTCTTGCGAGTCCGTATCATTTTGAGATAGATATTCCGAACTTATCCATGCAGGATAAACAGATTATTGGTGAATTATTGACTATGTTTTTCTCGTCGCGGGATGTATTAAGCGGATTGCGAACATCAACCCGAAAACTCGTGATTTTACGTAGGGCACATAGTTTATCTTTAGCGGCAGCGATTCGTGTTCGCTCAATTCTACAACAATTTATACTTCCTCCCGAGGCATCCGGTATGTTATGGATAACCGCCCGTGAGATGACTGGACCCCTTGCGCTCCTTGAAGACGCATTTGTACAATATCGTATTCCACGTATGCCTTTCGCGACGTGGAAAGACCAAGCGGATGTACCCGCGAATTTACGAACGCTGGTGGCCTGGGAACAGTTAGAGGGCCGTCCTGAACGTATTAAGAGTATTCTGAAATTTTTTCCGGATGGAAATATTTCTCGGTGGCCCCGTCGTATCCAGGATTTTTATGATGAAACTATGGATATGATTTTAGCACACGCGCAGTCAACGAAACCACCGAATTTGAATATTGTTTTATGGATACGCGCACGTGTGTATCAGGCGTTGAGTTTATGCCAGACGGGTCCGGATATTATGGATAGTTGTGCTGCGGCGTTGGAACGTAAGTCGGCTATGATACGGCCTGAGATATTTTGGAAATGTATGACTGCCCTCACAACCACCGAACCGCATACATCGTATAGAACTCCGTTATCCTTAGAATCGGGTATTCTATCCTTATACGAAGCGATACGAACAAATACAAAAAAACCTGAACTTCTTAGGAATGAGTTCAGTGGTATCAGTGGCTTCGGTGTTGTGGGAGAGTGCGCGGGAGCACCAGAAAAAACAGACAAACCTTCCGCTCCGATCGACAACGCCGTCATTGCCGTCGCCGCGGCCATTAACAAACGAAGAACAAACAATCGTAAGAAGTAAGGTTACGGACGATGGATGGGACGAGGGTGTTATTTACGAATTTATGGACGATACAAAAACACGTGGATTTAATATCGCTCTGTCTAAATCACGAACATTATTCCTTTTGACCGCCGATACGAGTATAATACCGGCTGTTACAAAACACGTACGCGGACTTCTAGAATGGCTAGGTGTACCCGATACATTCAAAGTTTATTTATGGTGGAGAGATGATCCGAGAGTGTTGGAAGTAGAGGATTTCCCAAATCGTCGTAATGTAAATGGGGGCTGGGCATATGCGAATTCCGATGAGATATTTATTTATAGAGCCGAAGAATACGATAGAGTGTTAATTCACGAAACAATCCATGCGATGGGATGGGATTGGGATATGCCTTCGGAACCCTTAGCGTGTTGGGGATTGAATAAGAATTCAACAGTGAGTCCGCATCTATTTGAAGCGTGGACGGAATTACTGGCGGAATGGTTATGGTGTGCGTGGAATCGCAAAGACTGGTCTAGACAACGTACGCACCAAGAGGAACAAGCGATTCAAATCTTAGCACGTGAATCGGCGATTTGGAACGAAAATACAAATGTCTTTGCGTATTACGTGCTGAAGGCGGCACTAGCACCGCATGTTGAGTTTCTATGGACGTTTTCCAACGGAGTAACAAAGGAGGAACGATTACGCGTATTATGTTCATTGGTTGAACCGGAACTCGTAAGATTACGTAAGGAAGCCCGAGGCGTCAGGCCGAAACGTATTCCGCTACGAATGACGGCAGAATAACCCTCTCATTACCCAGTATAAACAATTCAGTATTTATCAATGCTATAGATGAATACCGTATTAATCGTTGAACCACGACGTCTTGATATTCTTGCACAAATCATTTATGATTGTAAGAAATTCGGCACAAGCGATTGGGCATATGTATTTTATTGTGGTAAAAGTTCTGTTGACTATTGGAGTAGCCGTCTAGATTCGTCTATTGAATTACGTCCTTTACCTGTTGATAATTTTACATCGTCCGATTCATACAATGATTTTATGAAATCCAAATCATTGTGGGAATCTTTAACAGGCGAGTATGTATTAACATTACAAGCCGATTGTTGGCTTTTAAATAAAGTCCCACTGGCTACATTTTTACGCTTGAATAAAAGTTTTATTGGAGGAAATCAAAACTACATATGGCCGGAATTAATACGCGAACGTATTTCGTTTTCTCATTACAATTTCAATGGTGGTTTATCTTTGCGGAAACGTAAGGATTTAATACGTATATGTGACGCATTTCCACCGCAACCTACAGTTAGTTCTAAATACGCATTAACCTTCACACAAGACGCAGAAGATGTATATTTTACGATAGGTTGTAAAAAATTAGGAATGGATGTTGGAGATGATGAAATATGCTCACAATTTGCGATACATGGATATTTTAAGGATGCGGCGTTTGGTATTCACAATCCTTGTAACGATGCTGTACAATTTAGTATATGAATGGTCTATCCGGATTTAAAATATAGAAATCAGTTTTTGGATTTATAAACCGAAAAAGGTTTTTTAGATTTTTAGGTTTTTAGGTTTTAGGTTTTAGGTTTTAGGTTTTAGGTTTTAGGTTTTAGGTTTTAGGTTTTAGGTTTTAGGTTTTAGGTTTTAGGTTTTAGGT